TGCATTATATTCTCAATCAGATATGAGCGGAAATGATACATATATATGTACTACATACCATAAATGGTATACCTCTATGTATACCGCTTGACACACCCCTCAACGTGCTGATATAAAGACACCTCCGGTTTAACAACCTGCGATTACAATATGACGATACAAGTAGAACCCGAGCTGGGTATCCCAGTTCCTGCGAAGAAATCCCGTATGAATGCGCAAAAACGCATCGCAGCGGCAGCAGCTACAGCCGAAGAGCTGGAGCAATATGGCTTAGACCTAGAGCCAACTAAAGAAGACCAAGACATAGCAGCCAAAATAACGGTTGCGTACGCTAACGACCCCGAAAAGACCGCCGACAAGGTGACGGAAAACAGAGTAGCCACCCTAACACCGGCCTCTTTAGTACTTACAAACAACATATTAAAAGAATTTGGCCAGAGTGTTGTGAAGTCTGCAACACATGTACGCCATCTAGTCACGAACAAGCTACTTTTGGAGACGGAGAACCCTGATCCGAAGGTAAGACTGCGTGCGCTAGAGCTTTTAGGTAAGATTTCGGACGTAGGACTGTTTGCAGAGAAGACAGAAGTGACAGTTACCCATCAGACTAGCGATGAACTGAAGCAAAAACTACGCCAAAAGCTCGAAAAACTAGTAAACCCACAACCGATCCCCCTAGAAACCGCCGAATCTGCGGATGTAATAGAATTTTCAGGGGAAGTTATAGATGTAGACGCTGAGATGGGGCTATTTGACGATGACTGAGTATGGATACACTATAAATGCCTAATGTGGTACCTGATTTCACTGAAAGCGAGATCCAGCACATGTTGGACAACATAGACTCGTTTTCTGATGAAGAAGTGGTCGAAATACACAAATTAGTGGACGCAATTGGGGATAAAGCCGACATAAAGGCCGCATATGACGATTTAATCGCCTTTTGTCAGCATATGATGCCCGACTTTATTGTTGGTAAGCATCACCGAATACTAGCAGATATGCTAATGGGGATAGAAAGGGGCGATAAAGACCGTGTTTGCGTAAATATACCCCCTAGACACGGTAAATCGCAGCTTGTATCCATCTTTTTCCCTGCATGGTACCTAGGCCGTAATCCCGATAAGAAGGTGATGATGGTGTCGCATACGACCGATCTAGCGGTAGATTTCGGTCGAAAAGTACGAAATTTGATCTCTGACCCCTCTTTTAAGGCTATTTTCCCTACTGTAGCCCTCGCAAAGGACTCTAAGTCGGCGGGTAGGTGGAATACTAGCGCTGGAGGCGAGTATTACGCATGTGGTGTTGGTTCGGCACTAGCGGGCCGTGGTGCCCACTTATTGCTCGTAGATGACCCACATTCGGAGCAGGACGTGATTAATGGCAACTTTATCGTGTTTGAGAAGGCATACGAGTGGTATACGTTCGGTGCGCGTACTAGACTTATGCCCGGAGGTAGTGTAGCGATTATCCAGACTAGATGGCATATGGATGATCTGACGGGGCGTGTGGTCAAGGATATGGCTAATAACCCTAAATCTGACCAATTTGACGTTGTAGAGTTCCCTGCAATCCTAGAAGTAAAGGATACTGCGGGCAAAATCACGGAAAAACCCCTGTGGCCCGAGTTTTTTGGTCTTGAGGCACTAGAACGTACCAAAGCCTCTATGCCGGTGTTCCAGTGGAATGCTCAGTACCAACAACAGCCCACTGCCGAAGAAGCCGCTATAGTGAAGCGAGAGTGGTGGAACATATGGGACTCTTCCGATGCCCCCATGTGTGAGTACATTATAATGACACTCGATGCCGCCGCCGAAAAACACAACCGAGCTGACTTTACAGCATTAACTACGTGGGGGGTCTTTCTTAATGAGGAGACTTCAGCGTATAATATTATCTTGCTAAATAGTATAAAAAAGCGTATGGAATTCCATGAACTGAAGGAAATGGCGATCCAAGAGTACGAAGAATGGGAACCGGACGCGTTTATTGTGGAGAAAAAGAGTTCTGGTGTGGCGCTATACCAAGAAATGCGTCGTATGGGACTCCCAGTGTCAGAATACACCCCTCATAGAGGGTCTGGAGATAAATTAGCACGTTTAAACGCAGTATCTGATATTGTGCAGTCTGGACTATGTTGGGTACCCCCTACACGCTGGGGCGAAGAAGTAATTGAAGAAATCGCTGGATTCCCGTTTATGAGCCATGATGACTTGGTGGATACTACGGTTATGGCACTAATGAGGTTCCGTCAGGGCGGATTTATCCGATTACCCTCCGATGAGCCAGAAGAAGAACGATATTTTAAGTCGCATAACCGAGGCGGCTATTACTAAAGGTAAAAATAATGGCTATTGAAAAAAGCCTATACTCCGCTCCGCAGGGTATAGAGGAAGAATTAGAAGGCGAAGTTATTGAGCAAGAGCTTGAGATTGAGATTGTAGACCCTGAGATGGTCACACTTGACGATGGTTCTGTAGAAATCACTATCATCCCCGGAAACGAGATGGGAGAAGGTGGGTTCGATGAAAATTTAGCTGAATCCTTAGATGAGAAGGAGCTTCAGGAGCTTTCTGGCGACTTGTTAGGGCTTGTAGAGGCAGACCAAGACAGCCGGAAAGACTGGGCAGACGCCTACGTTAAAGGGCTAGATGTCCTAGGATTTAAGACCGAAGAGCGTACTACTCCTTGGGAAGGCGCTTGTGGCGTGACTTCTACTATACTAGCGGAAGCAGCTATTCGGTTTCAAGCAGAGACTATGAGTGAGACATTCCCCGCCGCTGGCCCTGTTAAGGTCAAGATCCTAGGTATGGAGAATAAAGAGAAGGTAGAGGCCGCAGAGCGCGTGAAAGCGGACATGAACTACGAACTTACCGAGCGTATGGTCGAGTACCGCTCTGAGCATGAGCGTATGCTATACAGCCTAGGACTCGCAGGGAGCGCGTTTAAGAAGGTTTACTTCGATCCTAATATGGGACGGCAGTGCGCCCTTTATATCCCCGCAGAAGACGTTATAGTGCCATACGGCGCGTCTAACATCGAGACTGCCGAACGTGTCTGCCACATAATGCGCAAGACCAAGAACGAGATCCGTAAGTTACAAGTAAGCGGCTTCTATACAGATATAGAGCTAGGTGATCCTGTGTCGTTCCATACGGACATCGAAGAGGCTAAAGCAGAAGACGGCGGCTTCACTCTAACAGACGACAGTCGATATACCCTTATGGAGATCCATGCTGACCTAGTTATTGACGGTTCTGGCGACTCTGAAGAAGACGACATCGCTAAGCCTTACGTAGTTACTATTGAGCGAGGCACGGGAGAAATCCTAGCTATCCGCCGTAACTGGGATGAGTCAGATCCCCTAACTCTCAAGCGCCAGCATTTTGTACACTACGTGTATGTGCCCGGATTTGGCTTCTACGGCCTTGGACTGATTCACATTATAGGTGGGTACGCTAAAGCAGGAACGTCGATTATACGGCAATTGGTGGACTCTGGTACGCTTTCTAACCTACCGGGTGGCTTGAAGTCCCGTGGTTTACGTATCAAAGGTGACGACTCTCCAATCGAGCCGGGTGAGTTTAAAGACGTAGATGTGCCATCAGGTAGCATCCGCGACAACATTATGACTCTTCCTTATAAAGAGCCTAGCCAGACCCTACTAGCCCTATTGGATAAGATTACTAACGAAGGCCGTAGATTAGGCGCTATCGCAGATATGAACATCTCTGACATGTCAGCCAATGCCCCTGTGGGCACTACGCTGGCGCTACTAGAGCGTACGCTGAAGCCTATGGCAGCAGTACAAGCCCGAGTTCACTTCGCTATGAAGTTAGAGTTTAAGATGCTCAAAGCTATCATGGCAGAAGAAGCTCCCTCTGAGTACGCCTACGAGCCTGCTAGAGGCGAAGTAACAGCGCGTGCGTCAGACTACGCTATGGTGGACGTAATCCCTGTAAGCGACCCTAACAGCTCTACAATGGCCCAACGCGTTGTACAGTATCAGGCAGCCCTACAGATGGCGGAGAAGGCTCCGCAGATTTACGACTTACCACAGTTGCACCGCCAGATGCTTGAAGTTTTAGGCATTAAGAACGCAGATAAGCTAGTGCCTACGGACGAGGACATTAACTTGACTGATCCCGTAAGCGAAAACATGAACGCACTATCAGGTACGCCTATTAAAGCGTTTATTGAGCAAGACCACGAAGCGCATATAGCAACACACCAAGCGTTTATGCAAGATCCAATGGTTATGCAAGGTATCGGACAGAACCCACAAGCAAAGCAAATTATGGCGGCGCTACAAGCACATATCGCTGAGCACATAGGGTTTAGATACCGTAAGCAACTGGAAGACAAGCTCGGCGTCAAGCTGCCTAAGCCAAACGAAGAGTTACCTCCAGAGATCGAAGTTCAACTATCTAGACTCCAAGCTAACGCTGGCGGTCAGGTTTCGCAAGAGCATAAAGCGCAGGCCGCACAAGCCCAAGCGCAGCAGAAACAGCAAGACCCAATCATCCAGATGCAGCAGCAGGAGCTACAGATTAAGCAATCAGAAGTACAACGCAAGGGTCAGAAAGACCAGACCGATGCGCAATTCAAAATGCAAGAGCTACAACTCAAGGCTAAAGCACAGCAGTCCGACGCCCAGATGGATCAGGCTGAACTACAGCTCAAGCAACAAGAGCTGGAAATCGACGCTCAGAAAGCGGGCGCAAAACTAGCCGCCGATAGGAAGACCGCAAACACCAAACTTGATTTAGAGTTAGGTAAGGTCAAGCTAGAGGCGAGTAAAAAACCTAAGGAATAACTATGACTACCGTCTTTGACGTGCTAAATAAACAAATCACGGAGCAAATCTCCGTAGCAGAAGAACATCTTGGTGGGGGCGCAGTGAAAGACTACGCCGATTACCGGGAAGTAGTTGGCTTGATTCGAGGTCTAAAAGTCAGCTTATCTTACGTAAACGACCTTTCGCGTAATTTTTTGGATGATGACGATGACTGATATAAGTGATGTAGATAGTGAGTTACTTGAGAAGCTGCCCAGACCAGTGGGCTACAGGGTCTTAATAGCTATACCGCAGGTAGATGAAACCTACGGTAGTAGTGGCATTATTAAGTCTACCAAAGATCAAAACCATGAACATATCTTGTCTGTTATGGGTAGAGTTATGGCGTTAGGCAAAGGTGCTTACGCTGATAAAGAACGCTTCCCTACTGGCGCTTGGTGTGAGACTGGCGATTATGTAATGTTCCGTGCTAATACTGGCACGCGATTTAAAGTTGATGGTCTAGAGTATCGTTTGATGAACGATGATTCTGTAGAGGCTGTCGTTAGCGA